TTAAGGAAAGTTTTAATATTCCAGGCGTTCAATTAAAAAAAAAAAGAGAAAAGTTGCGGCGCGAATTTAAAATGAGAAATTTACTTTCTTCTTTTAGAGATATAGAAGGATTTTGGATTCAAGATCATGAAACATAGAATGTCAATGGGAGAAAAAAATAGGGAGGGACGTATGAACAATGAAATAGTTAAGGGATTGAGAGAACTGGCTGATTTCGTGGAAAGGACGGATTTCCCGATAAATCCTTTTCGTGTTTTGTCGGGCTGGAACAGTGTCGCTGATTTTACCGAACAACTTAAAAAACTAGGATCATTTGATAAAAAGATAGATGATGTCCATGTGCGTTGTATTAAAAAATTTCCAGGCGGTATCGAATTCGAAGTTTATATATTAAAAAATCTTACATGTAAACGGATTTTAAAAGAGACGAGAATAATTCCGGCCACACCGGAAATAATTATTCCCGCCGAACAGGAGAGAGAAGAAAATATTTATGAATGGGAATGCCCTGAATCGCTTTTAGGATTGAATGAGAAAGAAAAGGAGTTGTCGGTAAATGGCTAAAAATTATCAATCTAGAGAAAAGGCGGATATCGAAGAAAAAATCATTAAGGTGTTGCGTCAAAACCAGTCAGATGATGAGTCGGTCAAATCGGAATTACGGATTCTGAATTGGATCGTGGATGGAAAAGTGACACCCGTAAAACTGGAACGCCGGGATTTCTGGAAGAATAAAGAAGGGGTCTGGAAGATGGGCAAGTGTAGGGGTCTAACGGATTCCGACATCATTTTCATCCTTGAACACGCGGTCGCGATTGGCCAATACATGGGATTCAACGCAGGTAAATTTATCCAAGAAACGGATATATCTGTCAATCATTCGTCCAAATTATCAAAAAAGCAGGAACCTTTTTGACGTAGGAGGGATGTTTGACGGTCAGCCAACCCAAGAAAATAACCCTTGACAAGCTAACTAGCTTAGGTTAAACCGGTTGGGAAGTTAAACAAAGGGAGGCGATTATGAATACTGACGCATTGAGGGCGAATCACTGGAAAAAATTGGCTGTAAAATTTAACCATGAAAGAGAACGTATCTATAAAGAAATGCAAAATCTTACACTTGATCAGATGGCTGAACTGTTGAACATAAATGGTTGCTCTCATATTATGGATTATTGCGATTTAATGGCTAGGCGAAATGTGCTAGGTGGGTTAAATGCAAGATAAATTTCCAATTCCTGAGATTAAAAATGACCATATCGTAGAACAATTTGCACGATCACTGTTTTGTCATTATAGGGGCGAAGCCTGGAAATTTGAACCGTCTCTTTTTGAAGAAAATATAAAAGCGATGAGTAAAGAAATCGTTTGTAGTCTGAATTCGCACACGGATTTATGGAACGTTTGCGCAGCTGTTGCTAATTTTTTAAGTAATCCAATAGCATTAGATGGTTCTACCGTTTCTTCGCTTCATTACCTAGCGGAAATGGCAAATAGGGCACTTGAAAAGGCGAAAACTTATGTATGAATGCTAAGCCATGTCCATTTTGTTTACGGAGAAATCCAAACATTTTCCAGGTTAATAACAGTCAATTTTTTAGGATCTATTGCACAAACAAAAAATGCCGGTTAGATCGTAGGGTTTTATGTTTTCCCCTTAAGCAATGGAATTCATTTAAAAGAGTTGAATTTGTTGTTAGAAAAGGCAAACCCAAAATTTACCATGAACTTTGAAGTGAAGCCTGGAATCCGGCGCTACCTATCCAAGATAGGACGCAAAGGCGGTTTGGTTAAATCCGAGACCAAAGCTCAAGCTGTTCGGAAGAACGGTTTAAAGGGGGGCCGGCCAAAGAAGGCTGTTCTTCCCGCGGAAGATAGGACGAATCCCAAATGAATAGGCTCGGTGTAGTCAATTCTGAGCCCAATTCTGCGTTAATTTGCGCCAAATGTTTTCTATGACCGTTGGACCCGGGGAGGTTTTAATGAAACATGAATATGAAATTATTGGCGATAAGATGATTTGCCATATTTGTCATTTCTGGATTCATCTGTTTTGATTTATTCAATGAACAAGATGAATAAATACAGATATGTTTATTTCGCCAAGTTATCGAATATAAATCCCTGTTATCTTATTCGGTCAATGGAATCCAGAGCAACTCTCGGTCGAATCAGTTTCATTGAACGCTGGAACCGCTGGGTTCCTTATTTCAAATGTTCTTTCCCTCTTGAATGGTTAATGGAAATCGATGATTTTATAGGATCGCTTTATGAAAGAAAAACCACATAAGTGTTCCTGTGGTCGTGATTGCTGGGGTCTAACCTTTGCGAAAGAAAACCTGGATCGGCTTCATAAAGAGTTTAATGATATTGTTGCGATCGTCAACAAGAACGGTGTCACTCATCCGATTCCCTATCTCATCTATGAATTTGAGCAACTTATAAATCGCTTTGGATGTCGGGCCAATATCGTTTTCATTCACTCGAAATATTGTGAAAAGCATTAAAATGGAGAATCGGAACCACGATCATAAGCCCTATGTTTTCCGTCTCGATGGAGATGGTGAGCATTATAAATGCAGGATATGCCGGAAACAAATCAAACAGGCCTGGATTGAATTCATCGGGGAATTAAAGAACACTAACCTCCCGAAGAATTCAAGCGGTGATAAAATAATAGCCATTCCGGTGACAAGAATGAATGATGAAAATAAGATATGCCCTAATTGTGATAGTAAAGAAATTTACGCGCAGAATAGGGAATATGCGTTATTCCAAACAACTCTTTTTTATATTTGCGAAAGATGTGGCTCCGAGTGGGCACCTGAGAAAGAATTTCATGATGTGACTCTTAATAAAAAAGACGAGAAAAAACACATGGATGAATTTCATAGGTATCCTAATCAATGGTGTCCAATTCACGAACAAATGAAAGCTATGTTAATAAGTTTACAGTGGTTTGATAATTAATCTGATAAAACTGGAGAATAATCACGTGAAAAAAGTTGATCGTGAAAAATTAATAACAGATTTGGCCAACCTAGGAAAAACCCCGAGTGAATTAATCCTAGAAAGAGCTAGGAAGAAAATAAAATCTATTGCTCCACAATGGGAACACGGGTTGCCGCTCGACCCTGATAATAATTATATTCCTGTCTATGATCTCCGTTTTATAATCAGAGAAATTCTTGACTGGATCGATGATCATCACACAGGGAAAGATAGGCATGTAAAATGAACGTTGTAAAAATCGAATGTGCGTTTGACAAGATGGTTCCCATCCAGGAACTCAAGCCCCATCCTCAAAATGCCAATAAACACAGCACTGAGCAAATAAGACTTCTCGCCAAGATTATCGAATCATCCGGCTTCAGAAACCCAGTATGCGTATCGAATCTCTCCGGTTTCATCATCAAGGGGCATGCTCGCCTGGAGGTCGCCAAGAAATTGGGGATGAAAGAGGTTCCCGTCGATTACCAGAACTTTGCGTCTCCCGAGGAAGAACTTAGTGATCTTCTCGCCGATAACCGAATACAGGAATTGGCTGAGTTATCAATCCCGGACGTTCGCGAGATATTAAAAACATTGGATTCGGCTCATCGGGATCTAGAATTGACGGGTTTCGCGGGAGATGATCTAAAAAGATTAATGGATGGTATTGATATTAATCAGCAATCTCTTGATGAACGCGCTGAATTGATTCCCGATTTGCCTAAAAAAGCAATCACGAGAAAAGGGAATATATGGATTTTGGGTAATCATAAGCTACTTTGTGGGGATTCAATATCAAAAGAAGATACTCGTCGTTTAATAGGAAAATCGAAGATAAATTTAGCATTTACATCACCACCATATGCAGAACAAAGGGAGTATGATAAAGAATCAGAATTTAAACCAATAAAACCGAATAATTATGTCGAATGGTTTCGTGCAATATCTGAAAATGTTTTTAATTACATAGCTTCCGATGGATCATGGTTTGTAAATATTAAACCATCAGCAAATGAACTGGATACGGATCTTTATGTTTTTGATTTAATATTGGCGCACGTAAGAGAATGGGGATGGCATTTTGCTACAGAGTTTTGTTGGGAAAGGAATGGTGTCCCCAAACAAGTCGTTAAACGATTTAAGAATCAGTTTGAGTCAATTTATCAGTTCGTGCTTGGCAATTGGAAAATGAGACCTGCTAATGTGATGACCGTATCAGAAAATGTTCCAATTCCACGAGGGAAAAATGCTGGACCTATATCGTGGAAAAATAATCAGGGATTTACCGCGTCAGATAAACAAGGTGAGCCAAATTTCAAATGGTTTGGAGATCAGGTTGAATCAGGATTTGCCTATCCAGGAAATAGACTTCCCCCATTTTCATCAACCCATGAAGCTCTTGGACATCCTGCCGCTTTTCCTGTTGGACTTCCCGAATTTTTCATTAAAGCATATACAGATGCCGAAGATAATGTCTACGATCCATTTATGGGAAGTGGTTCTACTTTAATAGCTTGCGAAAAGCAGAATAGAAATTCTTTTGGAATGGAGATCAGTCCACTTTATTGTGATTTAATTGTTTCCAGATTCGAGCAATTTTCTGGGCTAAAAGCCAAACGAATTGGTAATTAATTAAACGTATCGATTTTTCCGCTCGAACATTTCTATTGAAATTAGCCACTCGGCTAATATATAATTGATTGACGCCACATAACCGGAGGCAAGCCATGGACACGTCATTTCAAAACCTACCTACTGCTCAAGCCATTAAGAAAGATGAATTTGAGTTTTGCCATATCTGCAAAGAATATCTTGAGATTGATGAAAAAGATCAAACTGTTTTAATCGAATCTAAACAGATCCATGATCGAGATTGTCCCCTAGGATTGAAATTTTAAATAAAGACTTAAAGGGAGAAATCGTATGAATCACCTAATCAGAATCGCTGAAATTATTCTCGTCATCGGCTCGCTTCTCTGGGCCATGTCCCGCCCGATGTCCGCTGGGTACAACCAGGATGGCCCATTCACAGGATGGGAAAAATCAAAAATAATTAGTCTGCTGGAGAATATTGAACAAAATACAAGAAAATGAAGACCAGAAAAACAGCATTTATTAGCCCCGTTAAACATGAATCAAATAGGATTATTGATAGAGCCATGGAAAAGTATGGTCTACTTGGTCTTAAAAGTTATCAAATTAGGCCATCTTCCCCGCGCAAAGGCACTATGGTCATCCTGGCCGGTAAACCGCCCATTAGGTTCACGGAGCGATTGAGCCAGTCGGATGCGGTCAGGGAGGCTATCTTAGTCATTCAAAGGAAACGCAATGGCAAGTAAACGAATGAAAGTGTTCCCTATTCTTCTCCTAGAAAAGGAAGCGCAGTATCTCCACAGAAAGGCCTTTTCTTTGGGGATAACTAGGAGCGCATTTGTGCGTTCAATAACGCTTCCTAGGGGATGGGCTGACGAGCTGGCCGTTTTAGAGGATATACAAGGGGCTGCACTTCCTAAGTATATAGGAAGGCCAAAGGGAGGCTCTAAAAACAAGGCGTAAAATAGTCTTATTCAAACGAATACAATTTGAATGACAAATTGACGAATAATGCATAATTAGAAAAATAGCACTGGATTTCCGATCTCACTAGATATATAATTAGAAGGTAGGAAGAAGGTTAGACCGGAGGTGCTAAGATGGAAAAAATGAGGAAAACGATGGAAGAACAGCTTGAAAGAAATGCGAAGATCGGAGATTTTAAAGCAGTTATGGGATTAGAAATGATCCTAGAAATGATAGATGACGGGAGACTTACAGATTGGGTTTCTGTACTTAATTTAAGATTTAAACTTCATGCTAAATGTGCGAGATAAGATATGAACCATTTTCGAATTATATGCTCTTGGTGTACAAAGGATCTTGGCGGAAATCAGGAAGCGACCGAAATAAGCCATGGAATCTGTGAAGCATGTCTCGAAAAATACTTCCCATGTGAGGCGAAGGCCTCGGAGGCCGATCATGAAATTCCTCAAAATGTCGCTTACTGAATTCCTGAAACTGATCTGGACAGAAATGACCCGCCCTCTAACTAAAGAGGAAAAAATGGAACAAGACGCAATTGAAAACGGAGAAATGGATTTATAGGGAAGACGATCCAAATGGACGAATGTCCTAGAAGTTTAAGATAACCGGAGGTGGAATATGTCATCTACAAATATTCTTATTTTTAAAGGCCCGCAGACCATAGATGAAAGCATGAAAATTCATCTTAAAGAACTTAAAGAAGATCTAATCCTTGCCGTACAATCCAAAGATATTGAGAAAATAAAATCATTTAGGGATGTTTTAGCGGAGGGTTTGGCTATTATAGATAACTCTCTTTTTAAAATTAAATATCCTGATCTTTCTCTTAAGAAAAAACCTGAATATTGTCTTGATCAAATACAAGAAAGAAAATCTTTCTGGACTTTCGGCATTGATGGTGAAATCTATGAATTGAAGGAAACGACTGTTTCCAAGGAAACGACTGTTTCTGGAGAAGAAATCAATAAATAATATTTATTATTCCAAATGTTGTAAATGCGGTAATGATGAAACATTAGATGATTCCGATATCTATGAATATGACAATGAAACAAAAACAGTTTTACAGTCGGGCATGAGTGATTTCAAGTTGTGTGCTTATTGCGATGGCGTCTATTGTGTTGAATGTTATGAATTCCATGGATGTTTTGAAAAAGAAAACGATCGTTTCCAAAATGCATAAACCGGAGGGTGTATGGATAAAATTAGAACAATCTTTATTGTTACAGGCATTTTTTTCTTGGCTTTGATACTTCGCTTTTATCAATTGGATATTCCCGGACTTGACGAAGATGAATTTGGCCCTTGGTATCTAGCTTTATCCAGACACGAATTTTATAGCCATGATGGCCCCTTATTTATTCTTATTGAGCGTTTTTGGATGGTAATAACAGGAATCACCAATGATTTCAATTATAGAATCATCCCTGCATTCTCAGGTGCCATGTCAATTCCAATTTCATATTTTATTGGAAAAGAAATCCACAATAAAAGGGCAGGCATAATCTTGTCATTTATTTTCGCGTTTTCTCCCCTAGCTATTCATTATTCGCAAGAAGGCAGACCCTATAGTCTTTTGCTTTGTATGAACACATTGATGATTTTATTCTATATTCGAGCCTTAAAATATGATGCTAGCGAAAAGCCGGCTGTGAGATTGTTTAATTGGATCGGGTTTGGCTTTTTCACTCTATTGTCTTGTCTTACTCATTTGACGACTATCCACGTTATCCTCGGTCTTGGCATTTCTGTAATCGTAAGATTTTTATTCTCTAATAGCTTTCATATCCAGCGCAAAAAAGCACTTGTTGATGCCGCTATTTTTTCAGGGATCACGTTTCTTTCTTCCGTTCTCGGATCACTCTGGATATTTAAAAAAACATTCAATCATTATTCATGGCTTGCCTCAGCGCCTGATCCTGATGGAATTATTCATTTCCTTCGCACAGTGTTTATCAGTATGGGGCCTGCAGTTTCTTATCCGTTTGTTGGACAAAAAATCGATAACCTGGATTTGATTAGTATGTTGATTTTATGCCTGAGTATCGGAGGCGTTTGTTTTTTGTTTAAAAAAAAGAATCAATCTTTTTCTCTTTTGTTTTCGTTTCTCACATCTCTTCTTTTTATTTATTTAACATTAGGAGAAAAAACCAATTGGCAGTGGATACGATATATTTCTAATGCCCAAATATTTTATCTCATCTTTATTGCCCTGGGACTTGAATCTTTCTTGAGATTTCGTTTTGGATATCAGAAACTGATCATCTTTATCGTCGGAATTACTATTGGAATCAGTGGTTGTATGTATAGATTTAAAGATGTTCGAAAAGCCTCATCTATATGCGGACATAGCGCAGAAAACTCGGGTATCATTGAAATGTTGGCAGAATATATTAATAAAGAACCAATCCAAGTGAATGGCATTATTTATGATCTTCAGCGATATCATCATCGGATGATCTTCCAGGTTATCCGATATATAAACGAAGATAAAAAAAATATTCCTTCCTATGTCGGAAAAGAAATTGATAGCTATTTATTTGGCTATTTTACTATTGAGTACGAAAATGGTTTTTTGGACTCTATGAAAATGCCTTTTGTCAGTCATGATAAAAAAATATTTGATTTTGATCGCGGTATTTATTCCGTAATAGGAGTTAATGCCATTTTAGAAAAACCAATAGAATGTGAAGATTATTTTGGGGCTAATACCGTCGAATTGTCATCAAATTATACAATAGATAATACAATCAGGTCGTTTTATAAGACTTGTAAAATATTATAGGGAGAATTAATCTCATGGAAATTAAACCATTCATATATGCCATTATCCTGTCATTCTGCCTTTTTATCGCTATGATTCTATTCGGATGCGGAGCATCACGTTATAATTCCAGAGATCATGAAATAGCAATAGCAGTTCAAAAACAAGTCGATGCAGCAGGCGGAATGATTACCCGCCAAGAATTCGAAAGAAATTTTAAAAACTTAGCCGTATCTTTGCGTGAAGATTTAAAAAGACAATCAGAAAAACAGAACATAGAATTACAAAAAGAAATTGAATGGAGATGTAAATCGTGCCAACAATGAATAACAAGATCGGTGATCGCATCGGTGATCGCATCAGGGGTCGCATGAGGGATCGCATCTGGAATAGCGTCGGTGATTGCATCAGGGATCACATCAAGGATCGCATCAGGGATCGCATCAGGAATTTTGTTTAATAATTTAAAAGTCTATTTCAATAAATTAAATAGGAGGACTTAATGAATAATAATCAATTACAGCAAGGCGATGTATGGCTGGAAAAAGTAGATAGAATGCCGGAAAAAATAAAAGTAATACGTGAAGATGGTATTTTAGCATATGGGGAAAAAACGGGGCATAAACATCAATTAGAAGATACCAATATAAAAATATATGAATCAGAAAATCATATGTTTTTTGTTGAAGTTGAAAAACCAGTTAAATTAAAACATGATGAACATAAAGAAATCCTAATTAATCCTGGTATTTGGGAATTTGGGCAAGTGAGGGAAAAAGATTGGCTCAATAATATGGTTCGGCCTGTCATTGATTAATATCAAGAATAGTCTTAATGATATGAATGACCAAAATAGGAATGAGAATCCTTTTGATCTTACATTACTTTTCAGCATGCAATTATTTGTTAAATCCTTGGAAGAAAGAGATTCCCAAAAAATAGATTATCTTGCAAAAATGACGGAATTTTTTAACGCAAAAAGAAAGATTTGGGAGATGACAAATAAATTAAGTGAAGTGGATGACTATCCACAAGTGGATGACTATCCACAGGTGGATGACTATCCACACAAGGGAGATAATCAAGATGAGAGAAGGAGAGAAAAATGGTAGAGCTGTCGCTACGTGGGAAATTGTTAATTGGATGCGCCAGTTCTATGGTCAACATCGCCAAAAATACTGGAATGAAAATCGTGTCCGAGATACAATTTCAATTGCCCATGTCGCCGCTAGATCTGGATTATCCTATGGCGCAACCAGGGATATTCTGAAATATAGAAGCTGGAAAGCAGAGTAAAAAATATGTGCTGGCATGATGAGAATAAAAATATAGGAGATTTAAAATATACAAGTATCGATGTCGATATACTAATTCGGGATTTAGTCGCTGATCTCCTTGGTTATATGCCGAATCCAAAGAAGATAATTTATCCAGAATGGATACGACGACTCGCATTCCAACTGCTTGACCAAGGATGGAGAAAAAAGAAAACGACTGTTGGAATTGCAGAATGAATCTCTATCCTCGCATAAATGAATTAAAAAAAATAATCGAATGGGAGGATGATAATTGGACAAGTTTGTTGGCTTTCGTTTATGAATTGTGGAATCATAATTATGGGAAATGGAATCATACAAGAATAGATAGTCATCCTGGAATAGAAATCCTTGGAATAATACCTTTTGAATCGATGGCCGATACTTACGAATTATGTACAGGAGGATGGTCCGACAACGAAGATTTAGTCTATGCCTTAAAAGAAAATAAACTCTTCTGGGCTAAATGCTGGGATTCGAGTCATCGCGGAGGAAGATATACGTTTATTATTAAAGAAAATAAATGTTCCGAAGGTGGATGACTATCCACATGAAAGGATTGCTTAAATGAAAAAATTTAATAAAGAAGATCTCTATGGTATTATTATATCAATCTTTTCTTATATTTCTGTTTTGCTTACTTTTGCTGCGGCAAGATGTTGTTTTGGAAAATAGTAATTCAAATAAATAATAAAAGTGGATGACTATCCACAAATAGAAAGACTATTCTCAGGGATAAAATAATGCCAAGTTTAAAATGCCCCTTTATAACTTGCCATGTCCATCTAAGAAGTAAAGCCGATATAAATTGGCATGTCAAAAGAAATCATACGGATTATTTCTCTTCTAAGAAGTTTATAGATATTATTCAAACTCCTAAACACAGGAAATCATATCCTAAAAACCGGAATAATACTTTAGCTGTGATGTAACAGAACATCAGGGGATCTCTGGCTTAATCATTAAAAGGGAGGGGACCTGATATGGTTGACCAGAGATTCCCCCTATTTATTTAATATAAAAGTATGTCATTTTTAAAAGCTACTGAAATTAAAGAACTTGAATCAAAAATTATCCCCTGTTCACAACACATCAAATCCTCTGTTCAAATTTATAGCAATACAATCTTATGGAAAATTTATTGCCCAATTTGCATGAAAGATACAGGACTCTGCAAAACATTAAAAAAAGCATTAAAGAAATGGAACCGTATTGCTAGAAAGTTATAACATGTGAAAATGAAATTTTATCCAACATATGTGGGTTCTACCTTATGCGCCTGTGATCATCAACAATACCTTCATAATCAAGTAACACACGAATGCTCTTGCTGTATGAAAGAAATATTGTTGGTTATTAAATATCTCTTGGATGGCGTCGGAATTGTTAATACGATTCTAAAACAACAAACATTATTCGAAAGCGAACGAACCGCAATGGCACAATGGCGGGAACAGGTTGAATTTTATCTCGATAAATTTAATAATACATCCCATTAGATATGAAATCACGCCTTATATGCTTTTTTAATAGATGTGAAAAAAGCATCCCACTTAGCGCCCGCTCTATTGAAATAAATGAGAAAAAAAATAGACCGCCAGATCTATTACTAGAACTCGTGTATGAATGCCCACGTTGTCATAAACAAGAGAAAAAATATCAACGAGTGGATAGAAATAAATAAAATCTGTAAACGTATGGCTCAATTAGATTCTCTCCAATATAGAATAGAACGCCATATATGCCGACAATACAGATTAATTAATTTCACGATGATTTTATTGATTGCACTATCTTCTCTTTTGCTTATATTGCTTAATTTCGCCTATATATTATGGCTCCTTCTTTTCTGCCTCTTTCTATATAGCCCAATTGTTAAAACTGTTATAAAGTATATGAAAATAGACAATCAGCTGGAATTGGCTTCATCTATATCAATACATAAATTTATATTACTTAAAAGAATAAAAATAAATATAAAAGAACCGATAAATAATGCTTAAATATTTTGATCACTTTAACACCAATACGATCCCCTGTCCTGTTTGTCAAACAAGAACAGATATTAAAACAATTTTAATACCAATAGACGGAACAAAAGAAGATGGAATCTGTGAAGCTATTCAAGTTCATCTTGATTGTATTGATCTTAGATATACGAGAGATTTTAATAGCAGTTTATTTTTAATATATCAGAAAATAACAGATGAGAATATACGGGAAAAGTCTAATTATACTGACGGATAAATAACCAATATGGAAACACATTCCTAGTTAATTATTAATATATAAATAAGTATGCCTCGAAAGAAACAGGATAAAAGTATCGCCAGGGAAATTGAAAAAAAAGGTACCAGCCCGGGACCAGGAAGATATGAGCCTAATCTCGCCGATAATTATAAATACGTCTCTAAGAGTACTCTCCCACCAATAGACGAATCAAAACTTAAGCTTAAATCCAATTCGACTAACCAGGAACAAGATAAATATTTTCTTAAACCTGCTTTTCTTGAAAGTCTTAAGAAATACAGAACCATATATGGTGCTTGCCTTGCGACAAATGTAGATAGGGAAGTGGCCAGTCAATGGATTAAAAGTGATCCCGAATTTAAGAAATATGTAAAAGCAATTATCTCTGAAACGAGAGAGGTCCTTTTTCAGACTGCCTTCGCTAGATCAATGGATCGGACAGATAAGGGTAGTACCGCATTGCTTATTTTTTTAATGAAGACCCAGGGATTCAGTGAGAGCCAGCGGGTTTCCGTAGATATTCGGGTCGCCTATGAAGTAGTACTTCAGGTCGTTAATGTTATGAAAAAGCTACCCAATTCATGCCCGCATTGTAGTAATCGATTGGACATGAAAAAGGATATCGCGGAAGAGCTTATGCACTTATCCAAGAAGTTCGAAAAACAAGAGATGTCGGTCATCAATGCGATGGCCGGAGATTCGGAAGATGCTTAATGAATCCAATCTCAGATCTCTTATCTCAGATCGCCTCGGAGATCAGTGGCCCACCCATTTGGGATATTCACCATCCACCACCAGAGCTTAAAGAATATCGGCAAGATCCGAAACTCTTCTTAAGTAGTGTCCTAGATGTTAAGCATTGGTGGAAGGGGCAAGATGATATCTGTAAGGCCATTGTCCAACACGAAAAGATTGTCATTCCATCTGGGCATTCTTGCTCTAAAGATTATACGACAGCTCGTTTGATCCTCTGGTTTCTCTATTGCTTCGAACCATCAATCGTTATTGCCACCTCTGCTAGCGATCGTCAAGTTTCGGCCATTATATGGGGCGAATTATCTGAGGCATTTAATCATGCCAGATATAAACTCCCAGGCCATTTCATAACCAAGAAACTTGTTATTGATGAAACGCGCAAATGGTACGCCATGGGATTTGCTACCAAAGAAGTGAAGAATCAACCAGGTAAGCTTCATGGGTTTCATAGTCCAAATCAAATGGTCATATTTTCCGAAGCCCAGGCCATTGAACGCGCCATATGGGAACAGTCTGAATCTCTTATGACAGGTTCTTATTCTCGTTTTATAGCGTTCGGAAACCCGATCATAAACTATGGCCCATTCTATGAGGCATGCCAACCAAATTCAGGGTGGCATAATATACGACTCGACTGCGAGAAAACACCTAACGTTATAACTGGCAGAGAGATTATTCCCGGCATGGTTACTAAACGATGGGTAGAGGATATGGCCAAAAAATATGGCAAAAACCATCCCACGTATAAGGCCAAGGTAAATGGGATCGCTCCGGCTAGGTCTGTTGACGCCTTTATCGAAACTGATTGGCTTGAATATGCTAATGGGGCCGGAATGTCAAACTCTAGGATGAATGGGATTAAAGTAGCGGGTGTGGATATAGCTTCAATCGGTGGGGATAAGACAGTGATCACCAAACGGGATGGTATGCGAGTTATTGCAGTTGAGAAGTATAGTGGCCGAAATACGATGGAGACAGTAGGCAAGATCGTTGGTCTTTTCAAGGAGGGATATTATCGGGTATATCTTGATGTAACTGGTATCGGGACAGGTGTTTATGATCGATTAGTCGAACTTGGATTTCATAACAAAGCCATACCGGTTAACTTTGGCGGCAAACCAATTGATGATCAAGATCCACGAAGTGGAATTAAAAATACCGAAAAGTTTGCTGACTATTCAACTCAGATGTATGATAATCTTGCTGAACTGATGCAACGTATGGAGATCGGTTTCCCGTTTGATGAGGAATTGAATTCGCAACTATTGAATCGCAGAATGAAAATATTATCTAATGGGAAAAAGAAAATAGAACCGAAGGACGATTACAAATCACGTGGATTCGATTCTCCAGATGAAGCAGATAGTCTTGCTCTTTGTTTCTGTAATGCTCAGCCAAGGAATTACTCGCCGCCAGCACAATATTTTTATGACGAAGATGAAGAGTTGAGCAAGATTTTTTCTTGAGGAGATAATCATGAATAATGGACATAAGCCATCAATTCCTCTAAAAGATTTTGATATCGATATCGAAGATAAACCAATCCAGCCTTACAATTTTCAACTCATCGAAAACGATTACATTCGCAAACTAGAAGAAGATGACGTTCGGAAATTCGCTCTTCCCGGAATAATACCGGGTGCCAAGAGCCAGGAAATCCAGGATGATCCAGACGGAACATGGCGCAATATTACAACTGGATTACCGGATGGCGTTATTCCTACCGTTGAGGATTTGCGTAAATGGAAAGATGCGAGTTATCAACGGTACGAGATCGACCCAAATTATCGTGGGCTGATCGATGGGTTTCTATTCTTCACGATAGGTCAGGGAATGAAAATCTCACCACTCGATGAATCACAGGAAGTCCAGGATTATGTCCACGAATGGATAAAGATAAACGAATTCGATGGACGGGATCGGGATCTCGTTGAGAAATTTCTAAAAGCAGGGGAATGTTATGTCCGATTCTTCACAACAGATGCCAATAACCTCGCGGCAAAATATCCGGCGATGCGACTTTATAGCTATTGGGAGATAACCAATATCGTTCGTGATCCGAAAAACAGGGAAAAGATTCTTGAATTTCATAGGCCATATAGAAATATCAAGGGCGATGCGGATATAGAAATTATTCCGGGGAACGAAATGATTCACATTAAATTCGGATGCAAAGATGAGGAACGGGGAAAACCTCCGTTCGCCTCAATCATGAAATTTTGTGAATATTATTCCGATTGGTTATTTAATCGCATTGTGCTCAACCGAACGAAGACGGCATTTTATCTTGAGATGATTGTTAAAGGTTCCCCGGCGGATGTGACGACAGCGGATAACGCGACGCCCGATAGTACGCGTGTAGGCCGTGGTGGTAAGAAAATAAAACGGATGCCGAAACCAGGAACTGTTCTTGTCCATAATGACGCCGTGGAATATAAATGGCTTTCTCCAGATGTGAAAGCAGATGATGCGAAAGAAGATGGCCGAGCTATTCGCATGGCGATTTTAGCTGGTGCACAAGCTCCAGAGTTTTTATTAGGCGATGCCTCAAATAGTAATTATTCGTCAACGATGATTGCCCAAAATCCTTTCGTGCGCAAGATCGAATATCTCCAGGATTTCATCGAATACTATGTTTGCGATATATTCAAATGGGTTTTGAATTACGCTATACAAAACAAGTTTCTCCCCTCACTGTCGCAAGAGACAGTCATGCGTGAGAAGGCTCATGACGTGACTCTCGTTCGACGGATGAAAAAGTGGTTTGATTTCAAAGAAGCATATGATAGCAACGGGAATATCGTCGTCAAAGAAAAAGTCCAGACGAAAATAGATATCGATGTGAACTGGCCACCTCTTATTGCCCAGAATATGTTACAGGATTCTCAGGCCTATCAGATACATCAGGCGATGGGTATCGTTTCGAATGAGACCCTAGCACAGAAACTCGGATACAACTGGGAGGATGAACAACGGAAAATGGAACGGGACGCGAATCAGGCAAAGGCGGATGACGCTGACATCGATGACGAGGAAGAGAAAAGAGATGCGGAAATAAAAAATCCGTTTTTAAAAAAAGATGAAGAGAATAATAACGGCGATGCCGACGCTTGATATTTCCCGCATAACTCAGAAAATCAGTGCACGCTATCCTGCGGTGCTGGCCAACCCTAAACATAAGTCGGACCTCATTGGACTGATTAAGAAAGGGAATGAGGATCAAGTCGTGATCTATGCGAAGGATGTTCTCGATCGGAAACCAAACTTAAAAGCGCATAATAAAATCGCTGTTGATCAACGAATACAACGGCGAGATTGGATGAAATTCCAGGTTGAGATCGAAAAAGAATTGGGGGATATTTATAACTTATTGGCTGATAAAGTTATTAAATTACTTATGAACGCGTCGGATGATTCCGGTATTATTCCGTTCGCGAAATCAAGACACTTATTGGGGAGGATTCGTGATTTTGTTTATAAATCGTATTCAGAAATTACTGTCCTTATCAAAAGCGCGGTTAGAAAATCAATTAAAGATGGAATCTTCCAAACGGGAGACGCATCTCAAGTCGGTGCTGATTTCGTCCAAGATCAAAAAGAAAGTAATGACAGGGAAGTGTCCTTACGATTTTCTGACATTGATGTAAATCGAGAAGAACAAATATCCGATTTAATCGAAGCTCCGATAAAGCCTGGGATATTGAAGACGAGCGGTGTTTTTCAGAAAATATTTAATCGTGTCAAAAAGATGCGGATCGAAAAAGGTTTATTCCCTTTTAAGCATAAGCCACGGCAGATTGGAGCATACGCAACAGGCCAACCTCTTAGCCGTCTTATCTGGGATATACGCCAATCACATTTAAGCAAGATGAGAACTATTGTTGCTAATGGAATTGCCCAAGGACGTTCTGCTATTTCCGTCGCAAAAGATATTGAAAAATTTACAAGGACCAGCCTCGCCGCACAAGCGAAAACGATTGCTCCTTCTGGACCTGGAATTTATGCCTCGCCATATAAGAACGCACTCCGTGTAACCCGCACAGAAATGAATTCATCATATGTCTCGGCCCAGCTTGAATATGTAAAGCAGAAGGGATATAAGGTTCAGTGGCATGCAAACCCTGAAGCTTGCCCAATATGCTTGCCGATGGATGGAAAAGTTCTTGATCCAGAAAATGTCGATATTCCGAGGCATCCTAGCTGCATTTTACCGGGACAATTAATTTATGCTCCTGATGCCATTGCTGGCGCGAAGAATTCTTATAATGGCCCTTGTATTGAGATACTTCTTAGCAGTGGGAACCGCATTTCCGTTACCGAGAATCACCCTATATTGACGCAACAGGGATGGATTAAATCGAAGTTCCTTCGCGAAGGCGATAATGTAATTATCGCAACTGATCCCGAGCGGATATCTTTTTCCATCAACCCAGACAATTACGACGGCCCATCCTTGATCGAGGATATATTTAAATCTTTTGTTATGTCTGAACAAATGGCATCCGTAAGAGTGAAACATTCCTCCGAAGATTTCCACGGCGATGCGAGGTTCATGGATGGCGATATCAATATTATAGGGCCCAATCGCCTTTTGTGGAGTCGTAATAAAACCATACGAACGAAGGCGGGAATTCAATTCGATCTCGATAAGAGAGGAAAATTTAATAGATCCTTCTTTTCGGATAGCCCGAAAACAGAGTTCTTCAAATCCGGCTTTTCTTCCCCTGCTAGCAATGTTCGCATTTTTTGTAACAGCACGACGTTGGTCCAAGGTCATCGCGGCAAATCTTTTCTTCATCAAGATAGGGGTAACTTGATGAGATCTGATTCGAGCTTCTGCCGTCATGGCTTGTCTCTTCTCGAAGGGAATGAAAAGAAACCGACTTTGCATAGCCTCTCTCATAGTTCGCAATTTAATATTATTCTCGATAAGAACACGCTTGACGGGCCTAAAACAGACATTGAGACTATTCGCTATTTTCTTAACAGATTCTCCAGCTTTATATCGTCTGCAAATATCGTCAGTATTCGAAAGTTCAATTTTCGCGGGCATGTTTATGATCTCCAATGTTCAGATTATAAATTATACACATGCAATAGAGTAATAGTAAGCAATTGTTCGTGTTTTATATCGACATTCATCCCCGGACTGAGCGAAGAATGAAGCCGCGATGCCCAATCTGTGGAGAAGAATTCGATATAGAAGATAAATGCCAGAATGAAGATATCGAAGGAAATCATGAGTAGATGAAAAAGCCGAGTGAGATTATTCTTGGAAGAGTAAAAGAGACGATGAATACATTTCCAGCGAATGAAACTCATTCTATCATTAGAGAAATCCTCAGATGGCTTGACGAAAATATAAAAAACAATTCTTCAGAAAATGGGAAAAAGGAAACGACTGTTTCCGAGGAGAAAATATTATGAACGTAGAATGCCCGATTTGTGGAGAAGAACTTGATAATAATGGCCATTGTCCAAATGCAGATAGTGAAGGTGGCCATAAATAGATGTGGACGTTATTTGTCATTGTAAAAAATTGGCAAACGTTATTCTTTACGAAATCAGAACATGGGGCAAGCCTAGATTTTATCTGGTTTTTTATTGTAACGAATGTTGGTTTACTTATGTTCGCCAGGAAATAAATCCTATCCAGAAACCAAATCGAATCATTATGGATAATGAATTATGAACGGGAATAATAACGTACAATTCGGAAGAATTTTTAAATCGGTAATAGATTTGGATGACAGAACAATCAATCTCCCATCTGCGTTCATTAACGAGAGTGAAAAGGTTTTTCTGAATGGTCTTGGACAAGATAAAGAAGAAAATGATTATTCTCTTATCGGTAAAATCATTTACATTGATCCCGATTTAGAAATGCGAATTGGTGACAAATTAGAAGTCCACTATTGCGTTGAAATATGATTCAAAAAATTGAACTAACGCAAAACAAGGTTACAACTGTTGATGATGATATGTTTGCAGTATTGAACAAAGTTAAGTGGTTTTTATGCGGAGGATATGCGAAATGTGTTATTCCTGCTGGCAAAGGCAAGCAGCGGCACGAGTTCATGCATCACTATATCACCGGGTTTCCTTTGAACGGATTTCAAGTTGACCACATAGACGGCGACATGCTTAACAACCGCCGTGAGAACCTCCGATTTGTGACGAATCGGCAGAATCAGCAAAATAAAAGCCTTCATCGCCGAGGCCGATTGGTGGGGTGTTATTGGCATAAACGTGTCAATCGTTGGCGGGCACAAATTAGGATTGATAAAGCTAGGAAACATCTCGGCTACTTTGACACGGAACATGCCGCCCATGAACGATATACAGAAGAACTTCAAAAATTGAATTCAGGAGGCTTAACATGAAAATACGATTTTCAACTCAAGTTAAAACAGGTAGTTTCGATCTAGGTCTACATAAACCAGCACGGGCCGCATCGACAGCCGATATTGATTTAACGACTGGCGGACTGTTGACGATTGATGGTCTTACACTCGTTGCCGATGATCGTGTGTTGGTTAAAGATCAAACCGTTGGATCAGAGAATGGAATCTATCTCGCAAAGACAACGGCCTGGGTTCGAGCAGACGATTTTGATGAATCTAGTGAAATTGTTTCTGGTGCGATCATCAGTGTTCAGGAAGGGACGACAAACGGAGATATTCTTTTTGTATTGGCGACTAATCCGCCGATAACGCTGGCAACAACATCGCTTTCGTTTATCAAGACAACCGTCAATGCGTCCGATGTTTTATTTAAATCGAAATGGGTTCCAAATGAAATCCCATCTGGTGCCATCAATGGGACAAATGTTACTTTCACACTGGCCAATACGCCGGATATTATCGTCTCCGTTACATTAAATGGCATAGATCAATTAGATCCTGATGATTATTCAATAACAGGGTCAACGATAACAATGGTCGATGCGCCAAAAGGATCACCAGGAAATCCTGATAAATTATTGGTCAGCTACTTCAAAGTGTGAGAATAAGATCATCGCAGTTGTTTATTCAAAAAGATTATGCGAAAGATAATGCCGAATCGACAACATCATCAAAGTATTGGCAAACGAAACTTAATCTCCCATTCGTTTCATATGGTGGAAGGCTCATGCTTTTTTGGACAGTGGAAGGAAAAGCCGCAACCAAAGAGAATGTCGTCATTCAAGTAATAACTAACAATACGAATATCATAAACGAGAATGTTATTTCGAATACGAATCCAGACGAATATGTTATTAATACAGGTTTTGAATTTGGAAATTTACCGTCTGGGCAACAAGATGTGAAATTGAATTATAAAAGCTTAACCGGAAAACAAGTTTCTGTTCGGAATGCTCGTCTTTGGCTGATTGAGAATTGAATATGGACAATATCAATGAAGCCATTTTCCATCTTGAGCAAGCAAGAAAAGAAATCGCCAATTTGGTCGTTAATTTCAATGAGACGACAGGAATTCATATCACGAAGAATTACAACAAGATCAGCGTCCTGAAGAAAATAGATGAGGCGATTTCAATTCTGGAACATGAGCCGATCGATGGCTTTATCTTGAGAGAGACAACCTCGACGGGAAAAATAATAATTTAAAAAAATGCTTGACTATAAAATTTTAAATACTCATGATTATTGAGAATGCTCAGGAATTATTGGCAGAATTAAATCGCAATGGATTCTGGGGCATTGTTGAATTTAGTTTCAAACGCGGCGACTTAATAAGTTTTAAGGTAGTTCAAACATTTTCACAATCATCAAATGATCAACAGGGAGTTGTGGTTGTTATAACAGAAAAAGATAGAATCGAGTTAAGGGAAAATTATCCTGAGGTCCGAGCAAGATAGTATTAGCAAAGACTGAGCGTTATCGGGAAGAACCCAGGCGCATTAATCGGTTGAACACTTCGCGTTAATTACCGCAATTAGATTAACACGAATTGATTGTTCATCGTGATTAATGCGCTTTTTTATGGAGTATGTTCAAGTTGATGACACCTGTAACAAACGAGAATAAGATTCGACGGATCATCCGCTACTGGATGAATTTTACGGCTTATCCCATCGAAGGATTTCCTGTCTCTGATATGATGGACAATCATTCTCTTAGGGTTCTTATTGAAATCATGGAAACATTTCTGGCATTTATACCCATCCCGTTCTTTTACAAAAAGTTTAATTTTGTCGAATCGCGGAGATTGATTTATCACGATATTTCTATTTTCCGGGTATTTGTTCTTAATAGAACGGTAACACTTGCGAGAGCAATATCGTCTCTTCTGCGATATCTCTTTCAATCTGAAGAATCTTCCTTGCCCACAATTAGGACAAATTATTTTTTCCCGCCTAACCTTTTTCTTTGGATGAATATTTGGTTTTCCAATCTTATTTTTCCAATAGCAAATTTTAGAGCAAAATTTATCGCTACTGTTTCGTTGTTTAAAACTACTATTGCAGTAGTGGCATTTTATTTTCGTCAAATATGTCTTCAGTTTTCCCAGAGCTGTTGCCGCGCATTGTTGTCTGCAATATTTTCGTTTTCTAAAATTATTAGCCCATTCACGTGGATGACAACGATAACTTCCATGGCAATTCAAACAAACTCTAGTCTCATGAATTGGTGCAGGGGTTATTTTTCTCATTCTAGCAATTGTATGAATTTTCGATTAAGTTTACCAACAATGCAGGAGGGTGCATATGCCATATAACGGCCCAAATGATCCCGGACTTCCTGACCACATAAAGAAGATGCCGATAAACAAACGATCCAAATTTATTTCCGTCTTTAATTCTGTCCATAGCAAATGCACGAAAGACGGCGGAAAGGATTGCGAAACAATGGCTTTCCGTATGGCGAATGGTTCAATGCAAGAGAATTTTCGCATTTCCGAAAAAGCCTCCCATGCCGACGTATTCGATTTTAATCGTGCTGAGATATCAGAAGCCACTTTCAACGATACGACAGGCAAGAAAGAAATGGTCGTCACTCTCCTTCGAGAAGGACCTGGAAACAAATTTCATAACAATTACTACACGAAATCCGCACTTGAAACAGCAATGGGCCGATTGAAAAGCAGGCCGAAACAGTATTTCAATCATGCCAAAAACGTGGATGATCCTGATCGCGATGTCCGCGACTGGGCTAGCTCGATTGTCGAAACTTGGGTTGATAATTCCGATGGTAAATCAAAGCTTAAGGCTAGGGTTAAAGTATTCGACAATTGGCTATGGGAGAGGGCGAAAGTCGCTCCCGATGAATTGGCTGTCAGCATCGAAGGCAAGGGTTCGGGTCGAAGTGAAGTGATTGAAGGTAAACCATACAATGCTATTTACGAAATCGAGAACGTGAATGGTGTTAATTGGGTCGACTATCCTGGTAATGCTGGGATGGGTGTTGAGATTTTAGAAAACAACAAAATGAAAGAGGAGGTCACACCAATGACTGTTAATGAAATTTTAGAAGCGATGAAGGATTTACCGGCAGATGAACTTAAGTCAGTTATTGAATCGAGGCAGGATCTGAAAGAACTTTTTATCGTTCCTGTTCCGGCAAAAGATAATGATGACAAAATTACTGAGCTTTCCGTATCAATTAATGCGATCAAAGAGGAAGCGAAAGGAGTTATGAAATCATTTACTGAAAAGATATCAGCTTTAGAAGGAGAAAATAATTCTCTCAAAAATAAAGTTGAGGCTCATGAACTGAAGGAAAAAGAATTATCCAAAGAGAGGATGATTGATAAATTCCTAAAGGATTCAAAGTTGAAAGAAGCTCATATCACAGAGACATTCAGAACCACTCTCCAATCCGTCAAGGAATATAAAAAAGGCGATTCTATTATCACCGAAGAAGCACAGGTAAAATCCTTGATCGAAGATCGGGAAAATGTCTGTATTGGAGAAGTGGGATCTCCGAATGATGGTGACAAGAGAAATTTGTCACCTCTTTCTGAGAAGGAAAAGGTTAGGAAATTTTGCGTGAATTTATTTGGAGAAGATCCTTATTTTGATTTGGAAGAGAAAAAAGAAGTAGGGGTAGGTAAGTAAATTTAAAGGGATGAATGTCCCAAGCGACGAATGTCGCAAATCTTCGTCACAATGAAACCTTGATCGGAGCCGGGGAATGTCGGTTAGTATGAAACATAATGTGATGAAAGAAGGAGGAAGTTATGGCAGAGATTAATCTAGGCTATGCCCATCGGGGTGAGATAGAGAATATTATTCCAAAAGCAAGCACAGACATCACTTCTGGTGATTATGTTGTTGCTCCCAGAAATTCAGATCCCATTAGCCGAGCTGTTCTCGGTGCTGAATCGAGAATAGGTCCCGCTGGATCTGCTTATGCTTGTCAATGGGGTGTTGGTGTCGTTGATGCTGATTTTGATACGAATATTGTTGGATCAACTCTTTATGCAACACCAACAGCTAATGAAGCATTACCAGTTATTCGTAAGGGGGCTGTGCGATTTCGAATAGCTCAGACGGCTGGAAAAGCGGGAGATAATGTTATTTATTCGAGTGGAGCGACGGGAGCTCAAATCTTTACGATCAATAATTTTCGTAGAGATGTTGGCGTTGGTGAAATTGAGAAAGATTTTTCCGGTGCGACTGCAAATGATACTCAAGGAGTTATTCTCTATGAGAAACCATTGCATGGAAGAGATGTTTATTTCTGGCTCGGTAATAGAGTAGTTCAGGGATGCAAAATCAAAAAACATTCTGTAAATACTCAGGCTTCAAGCCAAGTCAATGCTGGAGCCACAGGTGAAGTCAATCTGTTCATGATCAAAGGAAAATTAAATTCCGTTGCTCGCGTAACAGATTTTACTGTCGGACAATTAAATCCTGGTGCATCTGATCTTCGTTTCTATTGGGTCGCCGTTAAATTATCTACTACAGGTGGGGCTGCCGCATTCACTAAAGAAACATGCTCAGGTCCGTTTACCGCGCTTGCAAGTTGGACAAATTCTGCAGTGAGCGCAGGGATGATGATTCCGATAACATGGCAATCGAATCTTATTCCAGTTGCTTTGCTTGTTGGATGGTCAAATACGGAAGTGTCGATTAATGAAACACGAATATTGAATCTTGGTGGGCTCAATCTTCCGAATGGAACAAAAGTATTCGATCACGATACGTGGTATCTGTAAATTAGATCTGATGGGCGGGCCGGAGTTTTCGGGTTCGGCGTCCTTTTCTCCGGCTCGTCTATCCCAAATATAGAAAGTAGGGTAATTCATGGAATTGACAATTGAACAATCAATGGCAATGGACTATATAGGAGATTTAACTAATCAATCTACTAGAGGAGGCAAAAATAATCTTTGGCGTGAGAATACATTAAAGAATAGAAAATACTTTTCAAAAGGTAATCCTGATTTGACTGGATTGACTACATACGTAGTAGCTGCAGGTCCAAGCCTTGAGAAAAATATCCATCTTCTTAAAACAATATCTGCCAGGGGTGTTATTGTCTGTGTTGATGCGGCTTTACGATATTTGATTCATAATGAAATCTATCCAGAATATTGTATTTCAATAGATGGTTCAGAAAAAATGATCGCTATGATTGATGGTATTGATACAAGTCGAACGACTTTGGTCGCGACTCCATCGGCGGCGCCAGATGTTATTTCCACATGGAAAGGTCCTCTATTTTTTGTTCACACACCGCATGCAAGAGCCGAGAAAGGATTCAATCATTTTCATTTGACTAGGATTGTTAAAGCAACCCGTGATATCAAAGAAGGAGAAGAAGTTATTGCCGATGATAATTATAAAGTTGAATTTGATGGGATCAATTCTTTGATTTTAACGGGTGGGAATGTATCAACGGCGGCCCATCATTTCGCAATGCAATTTTTAAAATCACAGCAGATTGTGTTTGTCGGTCTTGATCTATCATGGGAATATGATTCACATCATTATGCGGGGCATGAACATATCGAAAATACGCGTGCACGCACGCTCACACCTGGCGGGACGCATTACGATATTTACAAAAAAGAAGTTAAGACAAACTTGTCTCTGCTTGCATTTAAACGTTGGCATGAGGCTATGGCTAAACAAATGAAAGGATCTGTCGTGAATGCGACAGAAGGTGGAATCCTTGGTGTAGGACAACAAGGTGAACATTTCGAGTATGTTGAAATAATGGATTTGAAAGACGCAATTAAAAAATACACGCCAAAAGAATGGATTAATCAGCCTAGCGAAAACTTAAATTTAACAAAAACAAAAGATATTGAATATGTATCAGGAACCGATTTGACGAAACAATATTCTCCAAACGGAAAAGACAAATTAGAATTATGAAACAGAAAATATGATCCAGCTTTTGGAAACTGAAAATAAACCGATTAATGAACAATTCGATGTCATTCATAAAGCTCGAACAATTCGGACTTTAAAGAAACATAAGGGCGAATGGATTAAAAATGCCAAAGAAAACTCAGGCAGAATTAATAAGACAATAGCAGATCTATGGAAGACAAAAGATTATGGCGAGGGAATATCTGTCGCCGCTGGACCATCATTGGAAAATGATTTTAATGATTTGGTGAAGATGAGGAAACATCGTGAATTGATTTGTGTAGACGCTTCCCTTAAATTTCTTATTCAAAAAGGCTTGACACCTGATTTTTGCGTAACAACAGATTTCTCAGATAAGATTCTTTTTATGCTTGAAGGGAAAGACGGTTCATTGATTGACACATCTCATATAAAATTGGTGGCTAATGTCATTACTCACCCAAAAGTAATAGAAGCATGGGAAGGAGAAATTTATTGGTTTGTCATGATGAACAATGTTTATGATATCGATCATCAGAAATTTATTGATGATATGCATGCGCTGGAAACAAAGGTGGGAGCGAAACTTGCTCCTGGCGGAAATGTCAGCTCAATTGCGCTTGGATTCGGACTCTCAGTCAGAAATTACAATAAACTTCTTTTGTACGGACACGACTTTTGCTGGAAGCCGGATGGTGATTTTTATGCAGGTGGAGAATTTAAGGAACTCGAAAAAGAAAGGATGGAAAAAGAAGGGACAGCCGGAACAATTTTCGAGGATATTAATACAAATGGAGAAAAGGTTTTTACAAATCTTTCGTTGCAACAATTCGCTAGATGGCATGAAGAATCAACTCGTTATATGAAACACAGAATTGACAATAGAACGAGTTGCACGATTTTAAATATCAATCCGGTATTAGCCGGCTCAAGGAGGAAATGAAAATGAATGAAATATGGGATTTAAAATCTATACGGGAAGCTTCGTCTCGGTCAGAGTTCTATCAGTTTTTGAATGTTGGATTAAAAGATCTTATGTTCAAGGCATATAGAACAGCCAAGACGACTTATTCGTCTATCGTCACATTCGAGGAATCTGATAAAGCGAAGGAGGGATATCCATCCCTCGGTAATGTAGCTCTTCCAGAAAAGATTCTGGAAGGCGCACCGTTTGTCGAAAGGACTATTCCGCCGGAGGATTTTGTTGAGATTACAAATCACAAATACGGTGAGATCATTGCAATTACAGAAGAATTGATTGAAGATGATAAAACTAATCAGATAAAAAGATTGCCGATGGATCTTGGGAATGCCCATGCTAAAAAAGAGGATAAAACTGTTTATTCGATCATAAATGGGAATCCAACGATCTATGATGCGAATGCTTTTTTCAGTTTGAATCATCCTGGTTATACCGGCGGATCGGCTATCGGTGTGAACGACAATATTTATACAAATGTAACATTATCGGCTAATGCTCTAGCGGTCGCTCTGGGTATAATTGGCGGATGGACAGGCCATACAACAGAGGATCTTTTAGATGTTGTTGCTACACATTTGGTTGTTCCGACAAATCTGAAATATACTGCAAATCTCATAACTAAAAGTGCATTTGCTCCATGGGCTTATGCCGCCGGCACATTAGGTCCTGCAGCTTCTGTTGGACAGGGTAAGAATGTATTAGCTGAAGAAGGATTGGAAGTTATTTCTTCTCCACGTCTTGATCAAACATCGACGACAGACTGGTATATAAAAACAGACTTTATTGGAATTGTTTTCCAATGGAGGCAGAAACTTGGGTTATTCGAGGAACCGGCGGAAGCAGGAAGCCGATTCGAGCGGGATGTTCGAAGATGGAAATCGCGATCTCGTTGGGCGACAACCGTCCTCAATTGGCGCGGATGGATGAAAGTATCTTAAATTAATTATGATTTTTCCCGCGTGGCTGAGATCTGGAACTCCCTCTTGATTTTTAGCCATGCGGATAAAATCGTGGAAGCATAGCTTCCTAGGGAGGAATTATAAATGGTAGCCGAAATTGGAAAAGTTAAAGATCTCCCCGTTACAGAACTTAAAGCGGGGATGAAGGTCCAAAAAGATGTCATTGGATATGGTGGTAAAGTATTAGTTAATGCTGGTGAAATATTAAGCCAAAAACATGTGAATCAATTGAATAAATGGGAAGGACGACAGCAGCCGCAAGGCCCTGTTATTGCAAAATCAAATCCAAAAGATCGTAATGAGCCTATTCGAAGATCTACTGCGCCTGAAAAATGGAAGGTCAGTCATTTCAATCCTTACGGTATAAGAGTTTCAAATACATTAGCGACGGGAGATCTTAATCCTGCAGTTGAACAAAATATAGAATTATCTCCACGGTTTCAGAAAGAAACTCCACGCACATCATTTTCAACTGGGTCGATTAATATTCCATCACCGCTTGAGAGATCATTGGAACTCCGATCAGAAATCAAGATGCTTGAAGGAATGAATTCTGAATTAGGTGGTCACCTTTGGGATGATTCAACAAATTATGCTGGAGAATCAGAATTATTAAATCGAAAAATTAATCTGCTCGAAGATAACAAGAGATTGATCAATGAATTAAAAACCGTAAAATCAAATGGGAATGGGCATAAATCTATTGACGGGAGTGAAACTATTATCGTGAAAAGAAAAAGAGGAAGACCAAGGAAAAATGCAGACAAAACATCCTGATCAATTGGCTGCCCAACGATGGTGTTCGGATCAAATACGGAATGATTTAAAGGCTGGTCGGTCGATGTCGGAGTTCCCAATTCATGATATTGAAAGTAAAGCTCGTGTCGATATGAATAAAAAAAATACAAACGGAGATTTATTATGTGGAGGTGGGAATATTTTTCAGATTTATTATCACGATAAACCGGTGGTTGTTCAAATGCGACCTTTAGCATCACGGACGTTAAAATTATTTTTTAATTGAGATTTTGTTTTGTTGACAGGAGATTTCCATGTACCAATTAATACAAAAGTCATCAAAAATCAGGCAAACTGGAACATCGACTATAACCATTGCTGCACCAGGAGCCGGGAAAAGGAATTGTCTTACCCATCTCTCAGGAGAAACAGATGGAGCTGCTACTCTTACCGTAAAGAGTGGAAGCACAACTGTTTTTCAACTTGGTCTTACAGCCGATGAAAATATTGATTTAAATTGGCCTGATACAGATCCTCTCTATACAAATGACAACGAATCGATGGTGATCGATATCAGTGCTGGAAACCAAACGCTTAACTGTATTGGATTTGTAACCCCATGATTTATTTCATTCCGGCCAGAAAAGATTCAAAACGAATTCCCAATAAAAATACATTTAAAATATTAGGGAAATCTCTAATAGAATATACCCTTGATGTTGTTTCCGATGTGATTAAAGATGAATCTTATACTGGATCTGTTTACGTTTCGACGGATGATGAAACGATTATAAGTATTGCGAAAAAGTATGGATTTAATTGGGATAAACGAAAGGATGATCTATGTTCAGATAAATCGAAGATGTCAGATGTCATTTTTGATGCCGCAAGATTATTGAGATTTGATGAAAAAGATATCTGTGTTCTTTATCCGACAAGTCCTCTTCGAAAAGCTGATCACATTAAACAAGCTATTACTATCTGGAAAACAAGCAATGGGCGCAAAAATAATAGTTCAATGAAAACATTGATGAGCGTTTGCCCTGTTCTTTATAGACCTTATGGGCTAATGGAAATACAATCGAATGGATTCTTGAAATGCAAACATCCATATGGCGAACTTTTTTATCAAAGTCAAAATCAACCTATTGATTATAGAGCGAATGGTGCTATATATATCATCCCAAAAGATGTTATTTTAAAGAAAGAAATAAATTCTCAGCTTTTTACAAAATCAACTATCCCATATGTCATGGACCAAATAAGCAGTCTAGAGATAGATACGCTGGAAGATATTTTAATTGCAGAGCATTATCTTTCAAAAAAAATACCGGCCAAATTAATTTATTCGAATCATACAATGAATGCGAAGGATTCCTATGCCTTCTGTTCTTACTAATGTAAAATCTTATGTCTATCCTGGCAATATCGTCGATAAACTAGATCGTAACTGTATAAAGAACGCCAAAATTCTTTTTATCAATATGCCCCTTCGGGAAACAGCAGTCCCAAACTGTTTACCTCTCGGACCTGCCTTGCTAGCTTCCATGTTGCGACAATGGGAAGCCATCCCAACAATGATCGATTTAAATGCTTATCGATTCAAAGATATGAATGCAGATCTGCGTGGACTTAAAAACGGGCGAACGATAAATGAGGTTGAGGCGGCGGATCTCATTCGAGGACACATCCGTGCCCATGGGATGCCGGATATGGTGGCCATGTCAGGCATGATTACAACTCTTAGATGGCAAATGGTTATTGCCAAAATTGTCAGGAATCTCATGCCGGATGTTTTCCTGGTAACGGGGAATGGTCTGGCAACTGAATTCAAAGAAGGTCTTTTCCAGTGGATACCGGAACTCGATGGCGTGGCCCACTCGGAGGGCGATCTCTCGATTATCAAGATGACATACGATGCTGTTCAAATCAAACGTCTCGGTCAACATGGGGCTTATCTCTCAGGGAGTCTCGATCCCTATTGTCTCGGTCTAGCTGGATCAAAGTATCGATTTCTCTATGACGGCGGGCGTCCTAAGAATCTAGATGATCTTCCGTTTCCAGCCTATGATCTTCTAGAAAAAGATGTGAATGGATTTCCGGTTCTAGAAACCTATATCAAAAATGAGATATGGGGACTCAAAGCCAATAACTCAAGCGCGACGCCATTCACAATGAAGCGGTCGATCAATACAGTTTCCAGCCGAGGTTGTCCACATGCATGTCATTTTTGTTTCCGTGGATCAACAGGTGAGCGAAATTATTCGATTCGATCAGCTGAAAATTTAGCCACTGAATTTGTTCATTACATTGATCAATATAATGTCGACTTTATTGGAGTAACAGATGATAATTTCGCCGTCAAAAGACAACGTATCTTCGACATGGAACCCTATTTCATTCCTCTCATACAAAACTCAAACATTAGATGGGGAACTCATGCGCGTTTGGATGAAGCCGCAGATCTCGGTCCGAATAAACATGGCCCAGGTTATGTCATCAATAATCCACTGCGGGTCAATTCTATGGCAAAGTCGGGATGTATCTATATCGGATTCGGAGCTGAAAGCGCACATAAAACAACTCTCGAAAACATGGGAAAAGGTGGATTCATATTGGTCAACGGATTCGTCAACTGGCGGGGATTCGAATTTCCGCGAACGATGGTCGAGGGAATAAAGAACACAAAATATGCTGGAATCCATTCTAATTGCACGTTTATAGAGGCCTATCCAGGAGAGACGCTGGAACAGCTTAAGACGACTGTCGCCTTTATTTTATGGCAACAGGAATTTTATTCCCAGTTTGGCGATGCCCCTGATTCGGTGAATAAAAATATGTTCATAGCAACTAGTTATCCGGGAACGGAAATGTTCAAGCATCCAACCGTTCGGCAAAAACTTCATGATAATTTCGGAATCAATTACGATCAATTCGGGAGCCCGATCATCGACGACAATCTGAAATATTATGTTCTAGAGTTGGACGATGCAGATAAAATTATGAAAGATCAGCAGGGGCGAATCTTGAATTACGGAGAGTTAACGGAAGATCAATTCATGGAGACAAGACATCATATAGCGAATGGACAGATAGAAAAAATATTGGAGATGAAATGATTGAGACGGAAACGATGAGAGGAAGACCAAGGCCCGCATTCACGAAAGAGAGATTCTATGTTGATCACATGATGAAGCATGGAATGGCTTTGTATCGTCGCCATATCAACCGTTATAAGTGGGCGGCTAATTATCTGACGAGTGAAATGGATATACTAGATGCTGGATGTGGTTCTGGCTATGGAGATTATATTTTACTGAACAATTGTCTTAAAGTAATGGCTATTGATCAATCAGCGGAAGCAATCGAATATGCAATCTACAAAGCTGAATCACTTAATGAAAAACGAATCAAATATGGCGTCTCTACACTTCAAGATTATATGGCGAATCCATCCAGATTCCATACCATTGTTTGTATTGAAGTTATTGAACATCTATCAGAAGAAAATCAGCACGCATTTATGGCTGGGATGAAAAACGCTTTCTTTAGAAAAGAAGATGCTCTTTTGTTGATCACAACGCCTATCAAAAAGGGGACAAATGTCATTTGGACTGAGTATCATGAACATGAATTTACAAAATCAGAGTTTCAGGATTTTCTATCGACTTATTTCAAGGATATTAAATTCGATGATCAGAAGAAATGGAATATACCACATGATTTTCTATTGGCTGTATGTCGAGGTATCAAATGATTGCTATTGAAAGAAGATTGCTTGCGACAGATAACCAATACGGGCTTTTTTTCCCAGATGTGGATCGTATTGGGAAGCATATATTATGTTGTTTCATTACGGCAATTAATCATACAAGGCGTGGACAAAATGAACTTATTTTTTGTCTTTCGATAGATGAAGGAGAACATTGGAAAGAGGTTTTGAGATTATCTTCTGAAAATGGATATTCATGGAATAGTCCAAGAATGGCAATTTCTAAATTAGACAATCTTTTCGTCGTTATTGTGGATGAGTTGCCTCTTGTCAAATCATTTCCTGATTTCAATAGTATGTATGATAATAATTCATGCCGGATTAGACTTCTTTCGTTGGTTCCCAAAAATAGTGGGATTGAAATTTTAAAAAATGAACACATTGATGAAAGAGGCATATGCCCATCTATTTCATTTAATGATAAAAATACTCGATATATTTCTATATCGAAATTTGATTTATCTAAGAATAAATTTGTTGTTGATATTAAATCTGATGAATTAACAGAGAATAATAATACGATAGAAGATGAATCTTGTTCATTGACGGAAGGGGAAATAATTTTTTCATCATTAGGCGTTCCTGTTGTTATTATGAGATCAGATAATTGGAGGAGACAGGGAAAACGGAGTTATCTAGATTCTGGATCATGGACAAAACCAGATTATTTTATTCTTCCAGCCGGATGTCATCGTCCAAATTTATTTCGATTGATAGATGGTCGTTATTTTTCTTCCTTTCGTCCCTATTTTGGTGGTGGAGCCAATCAAAACACAATGATGGCATTAATATCACCGCATTCATTGTTTTCACCTCCTTGTTATCAAAATATGTTATTTGCTCCACTTGATCACTGCGAAAATGTATCAGGTGATCAAGGATATACAGGTGCTTGCCAATTAGATGATGGAAATATCATTGTTGTTAATTACATGAATCCAAATTCGAATAAGACGAATATTTATTTTTATAAATTTGGGCTTCATGTTTTTGGTAATGGGTAATTAAAATGAATATTTTTGGAAAAACGGTCGGTAAAGACAATGCGATTATTATTTGTGAGATCGGTCTGAATCACAATGGTTCTTATCAACGTGCTATTGAAATGATTGATATTGCAAAAGAAAAAGGAGCTACCATCGTAAAGTTCCAAAAACGGTCGCTCAAACATCTTTACAGAAAACCCGTTCTTGAAAATCCTTCTGATTCGGCTCATTCTCTTGGGGTTTATATTCCTATCCTTGAGAAATGCGAGTTGACCGAGGTCGAACACATCCGGCTGAAAAAGCATTGTGATGAAATAGGCATTCCTTATTTTTGCTCACCGTGGGATATCCCTTCGATAGAATTCCTGGAATCACTCGGGGTCGAGGCCTATAAAGTGCCGAGTGCTCTATTCTCCGATATTTTTCACATGGAGTATTTGGCGAAAACTGGTAAGCCTGTGATAATTTCAACAGGAATGCATTACGAGGATGAGCTTGACGAATTGATTCCTTATTACAAAACACTTTTCCCTGATCGATTGGCGTTGATGCATTGTGTTTCTAGCTATCCTACATCCAATAAAGATATAAATCTAAATTATATGGTAAAGATGCGTCAAAAATACAATTTACCTATTGGCTTTTCTGGCCATGAGAGGGGTATTCCTATCACGGTAGCGGCGGTAGCACTGGGGGCAGTGATGATTGAGCGCCACTTTACCCTTGATAGAACCCTTCCCGGGCCAGATCATGCTGCTAGCCTTGAACCACACGGCNTAGAGACGCTTGTAAGGCACATTAGGGCCGTTGAAGAGGCATTGGGTGATAAGAAGGTTGTTAATCGTGGCGAGTATATGGCCAGGGAGACATTGGGGAAGATTTTAACCTGGGCTCAGGATCTTGGGGCGGATTCGCCAGTAGGCGCACATTCGTTCATGGCTTCGAGCCCAGGCTATGGTGTTCCGGTCTACAAAGGCCCCAAGTTTGTGGATATGCACTTGGTGACGACCAAGCCCGTCAGGGCCGGTGAACCTGTTTTTGAAACTGAATTGACTTATGGGAAAAAGGGAGAAAACTAATGAAACGAGGATGCAAAGCAAGGCCACACGATATCGACCAGGTTATTGACATATTTAAACCTGAACTGATTGAGATTCACGCAAGCTCGGAAGATCTCAAGAAAGAATTTAACAAAGACTACAATCTTCCTCTAGTTGTACATCTTCCAGAATATGATCAATC